TCTCGCGCAATACAGAGTCTAACATAGCCAACATTTGCTCTTCTTCATTGATACTCTTAGAAGGAATCCACCAAGATAACGTCTTATATAAAGATGACGTCGATAGGGGTCCTACTATTCGCTTAAATATCTCAGAATATTTGAAATTTCGTTTCAAGAAGGTCATATCTTCTATCTCAACAAACTTCTTTATATCGAGAGATTTAGAGGCAGTGGTGTATGTCATTCCATATGCTTGCTCTACGAACCAAGCATAGTTGACATTATTCATCACATGGGCCACAGCATCTTTCACAGCAGCAAGCAGATCGTCTCCGTATGTTTTGGGATTAACATACTCAAAGAAATTTAATTCTTGAGTTTCTTTACAGCTATACCAGTAATACATGAGCAACAAGACTCCCTTTAGGGAATTGTCTTCTGCAGTACCATATTTTCCAGAAGGCTGATATCCCGGTGAACATAAAATGTCACCATTAACATCCAAAAACGGAAACAATCCATCAGTTAAAACGCCCGAAAGCATTTTGAGAGCTGTCTCATTGTATCCAAAATGTTTACACACCTTGTAGATAACACTTGCAGCTGCCCAACCAATGTCGTATGGCATACTCTGGTCATAATTACCATAGTCACCTTCCATGATGTTTTTGGCAAACCCAACCAAATCTTTAAATAAACCATCAAATTCCTTATGAGGATCAATTCCAACACTCGTTCCAAACAAATCACTATGTTCTACCATAGTTGTATAAAAAGGACCAAGTAGCGAACGTGCACACATCAAGATGTCAATGCCAGATCCGCAAAAAACGCGAGTTTTTCCAGCATTTATTTTCTCAATTGGACGTGGTTCATCTTTAAGATTGGCTTTATAGGTGGCAAAAGTAGTATTCCCATTCGCATATTCAGCCATCATTTCCAGATATCGACGTTTCAATTCCGGAGTGGCTTCACGAATGAGTAGACCAGGTTCTTCATGGGCAATAGGAGCATACTTGCTCTTCTTGCCAGGAAAACCCACACCTGCTGCAGTAGCTACATTAATTCTCTTCAAAAATGGATCATCTAGAGCTCCATTTATGACAGATTCCATATTGTAGGGATGCATAGTTTTAACTCCTCGCCGTTCAAGACCTGTGATGATCCAATCGCAGCGTACATCAATGCACTTTGCAAGTGTATCTCTATCAAGCGCGTTCTTTTGCACCGATA